CAGTTTCATCTGTACTGTGGCTGAATAGAACTTCTCCCTTTGAATTTACTCTATTGAAACTCCAGTTATATTCTTGTTCTTTAATGTGTCTCACTCCAGTTCCTCCCTATTTTGTATTCGCCATCCATAGGACAACGAAGATTAAATTCTTCTCCTGCTTGTATGATACTCTTAACAGCAAGTTCTCCAGTAAACTCAGCTTGAGATTCCTTAACTTCTATCTGCCATTCATCATGTATGTTAGCAACAAACTTATAGTCAATCGTATTGAGTCTAAGCAAGTCATCTAGTATACCTAATGCTTTCTTCATAACAATAGCACCTGCTCCCTGAAGCAAAGTGTTGAGTGCGGCATGTGTATTCCTAATGTATAGCTTCCTACCATCTAACCCTTTAAGGTATTTTTTGGCTGATGCTCTCGTAACCCTATCTCTAAGAGATTTAAATGCAGGATTATTATCGAAGAAATATTCTCTAGCTCGTTTACCATCTGCTGTATTTCCTTCGACCACTTTACCAAGCTTCTCATCTCCTGCTCCGTACATGAGTGCATAGATGAATGTCTTTGCCTGATTTCTTGATTTAAGTTTTGCAGCTTTTTGATTAGCTGTGTGTATGTCTCCATCTAATATCTCCTTAATATATTCGTCATCATCCATGTAGTGTGCTAACATTCTTAGCTCTAACCCACTAGCATCAACACCTAGTAAAACATTGCCTTCATCCACTACCCAACAAGACCTACACTCTTTACCATAAGGACTATGCACTGAAGGTACTTGAGCCATGTTGGGATTTCTATGTGTCATTCTACCAGTGATAGCACCGTTAGGTATAACAAACCCATGCACTCGTTCGTCATCTCGTACAGAACTAACCCAAGAATCTACTTGGGCAATACGTTTCTGTATTAAAAGAAAGTCTGCAATAAGTTTTGCTTCGTGAATATGAGTAACCTCTGATAAAGTTTTCTCATCTACAATAGGTTGACCTGTAGGTGTAAACCTATCAGGCTTCCAACCAAAGTCTATGAGGTACTCACCTATCTGCTTACGACTGCCAAGATTAAACTCTTGTAAAGTTTGTCGCATGAAAGGCTCATGGTTGAGAGTGTTTAAACACCTTGCATATTCATCATCGGTAAGACCACGCTTAGATAGCTGACCGTCTGTCGTCCTGATGTAAGGCGTAACTAACTTAGTATCTACCCACTTAGGTTTAAACGTATTGTGTACCTCGTCTTCAATCATCTGTTTCTTTTCTCTAAGCTCTGCTAATAAAGTTAAAGCAGACTTCATGTCAAACTTAAAACCATTAACTTCTTGTTGCTTAATTATCTTAGCCACTGATTGCTCTATCTCAATACAAGATTTACTAAAACCTTTTGACTCATGGCGTAAAGCTTTGTATACCATTGTATTTAAAGTTACATCACGTACACAATACTCTAGCATTTCACTAGAGTAGTTTAAGTAATCAGTAAAATCAATCTTAGAAAGACCAAGCCTAAAGCCCCAACTCTCTAGACTATGCCCACCATCTCTAGCAGGATTAAATAATCTAGATAGAACAAGAGTATCAATAACTTCTTTACCACTAAGGTCAACGCCACCGAACCTTTCTACTAATGGAATATCAAAACCAATAATGTTATGTCCAATTAGTCTGTCGGCTGTAGTAAGAAACTTATATCCTTCTTCTAATTTGTTAGGAGGGAATTTAAATATCTCACCCGAGTCTGCATCTTGAGCTACAATACAATGTACAAGTGTAGCCTGTAAATCATCTGTCTCTATATCAAATACTAAATCCATATTAAAATGCCTCATCAGAGGACGGGTCAAACTCAATGTCCTCGTCTGTTAGTTCTGTTAATCTACCTGTATCTTTATCATAGACAACTCTAGCCGCAAGTCCTACATCACCAGTGTATCTTGATTTAAGTACACGAAGTCTTGTAGTCCTAGCTTCTTCGGGGTCATCGGATTGTTGATTCCTTTCAAGAGCAATCACACAATCAGACAATTGTCCGATACTGTTTGAACCACGTAGATGAGAAAGACTTACTTCAATTCCATTCTCATGTCCTTTGTTACCATCAACACGTCTTAGATGTGATACAAGAATAATACCTGCACCAGTCTCTTCAACTAAACTTCTTAGTCTAGTCATAATCGTATCAATAGCTCGTCTCTCATCACCATCATGGACGGCACTGACCAACATATGTAGATGGTCAACGACCACCCACCTGCAATCACAACCGATAATCATAAAGCGTAGCTTAGTAAAGATGTCGTCAATGTCGTTGGTTCCGAAGTGGGAATGTACCCATACTCTGTTTCGGTTATCACCATCGTATAGCATATCGAACATACTATCTAGTTCTTCTTTAGAAAACTTCTCACGTTCTTCATCAACATACAATCTTGCATTAGCTTCAATAGAAAGTATACCATCAATGGTACGTCTCCAATCTTCTTCCAATGCTATGATACCTACGTTGTCTGTAGTACTTTTAATAAGATGATGTTCTAGTTCTCTAGTCACACTAGACTTACCAAGTCCTGTACCACCTGTCAAAGTTACAAGCTCTCCCTGTCTTAAGCCATAAAGCTTTTTGTTTAATCCTTCATAAGGATAAGGGACGCTTGGTTTCTTCTCTCGGTTGTGGAACTTCTCTCGTTGTTCCGATACATTGATAACTCCTGAAGGTGTGTATACCTTAGAAGCCCACCATGCTTCAACAAAATCTTTATGTTTGTTATCACGAAGCATATCGTTAGGGTCTTTGAAGCCATTAGGAAGTGTGAGTATCCTAGCCTTGCCAGGTTTAAACAGTCTCGCAACTTTAATAGCCGCTTCCTTACCTGCCTTATCACTATCAAAAGATATGATAACGTTTTCAAAGTCATCAAAGAATTCTAAACTATCCTTGATGTCTCGGACTGCACCTTGTGCTCCACGCTTTATAGATACGACTGCCCACTTACTACCTAGTAGTTCGTAAGCCGCCATAGCATCACACTCCCCTTCGGTTATGGTGACATACTTGCCACCCTTAAACAACTGTTGACCAAACAATCCTGTGTCATTATAAGAACCATTCACAAAGAAATCTTTGTTGCCTACGTTTCTAACTTTAGTAGCAGAAAGTTCGTGTCCATTATAATAAGGATACATATGTTTAGTAACCTTACCCTGTAAGTCATGCACTACCTTAACACTATACTTCTTGGCTGTCTCTTGAGAGATACGCCTATCAGTTAGAGCAGAGAAAGTACCTGTGTCTATAGTATCAGGTTGTTTAAACGATGTTTGATTTGTTGTTGTCTGTTCCATATCTTTTCCTTCACATGAATTATTATAGTTAGGCATAAATTCTCCACAACTGAAACACTTTGCTGAACCATCTTCGTTGATTCCTACTGCATCACTGCTAGTGCATAGTGGACAAGGTTGTTTTAATTTATGCCAAGTTTTGTTTTCCATATTAGCCCTCACTAATGGTTATTTATTGTCGTCTGTTTTGTCCTCCATTACCTCTGGCTCTGGCTCGACAATAGCTTCATCTCTACTCTTAAGTAACTCTTCTAAGTTAGCTCGGTGAGTACGACTTGCGAAGTCTAAAGCTTCAATAATTATCTGTAGGTTACCAACCTTCTGCACAACAACAGTAGCTTCTTGCTTTACAGCATCATCACTAATGTTATTAACATCAAAGTTAGTAACTACATCTTCATTCGTAATAGTTATAATCATTTAGAATTCCTCGTTGTCTGTATCGGCTTCAGTATATTCAATTAAGTTATTAACTTTAACAGCTACTAACTCAGCAAACGTACCATACTTTCCAGTGTAAGGTTTAATCTTTACCTTAACCTCTGAACCATTACCAACAGCAACATCTAATTTATTACCATCACCATCTACAAGTAAGGGTGCGGCATTAGTTCTACCTGCCACCTCAACTTTTCTACTAAAAGAAAATGCGGGTTCCTCATACTTAGGTTGTCCTGCTCTATCTTTCACCTGAACCAACCCAACAGATTCTAATCTATCGGCTGTCTCCTGATTTGTAAGCACAGTGATTTGATATTTAGGGTCTCCGAACTTGGTGTTCGGTGTACTAACATTAGCCCACATTGCTCTTCCTTCTATATACTCATACATAAGTTTCCTCCTTTGTTGTATTAAGTGTGTGCATTATAACACAACTCGAATCATAATGCAAGTATTATTTTTAATTAATTTAAAGTACCAGTGGGTGCAAGACTGGTAACTTGTCTAACTGGGGTCAGTCAGATAAGATAGGTTAAAGATTTTCAAGAGGGCTAACCTATCCCACACATATTAGTTATCCCTTATGCAGGGTAGTATCTCTTCCCAAAATGTTAGGGGTGTATTGTCTAGCTTAACCTTGAAGGTCTCATCTAGTTTCTCCACCATATGTCCCACACGTGGGTAGTTTTCTGCCATGTACTCACCAAATTTTCTATACTCATCACGAGTTAGAATCTCTGTGCTGTACTGTTGTCTTTCTTGTAGATACATAAGCTGTATTATAACATAACAGCCTAGCCATGTCAACCCTTAAAAAAATTAAAGGCTATTTTTTAGACATTAACTAGGTTGTCTATTTAACTTTCCTCTGCCAGTTGTTAGGGTAGTAGCCTATTTCTTCTAAGTCAAGTATTCTTTTTACTCTCTCAAGAACATCTTGAATAGCATGAGCTTCTATCAAGGAACAACTACCAGTCTCAAACAAACTTGATGTTCCCCACATAGCATCATTGAAATCTTTAATCACAAAATCAATGTCTTGTTGCTGTGTTTTAATCGTTACTATTTTATGTTTCATTTACCTTGTCCTCTATATTTTTTATAGTTAGCTTTCTGATTCTTGTTCATGGTTGAGGTGCTAACGTTCCCTCCACCTTGACTGGTCTTCTTACCCTTGCCTTTAGTAGCAGAGATGTAAGCCTTTAATGTTTTAGTTTTCGCCATGTCCTACCTCCATACATGAACGCCATTCAGTTTGATTTACTTGGTATGGATAGTAGGTAAAAAGTTTATCCCTGCATACCTCATAATGTTTTACACGCATTGGTTTTTCTTCAGCTACTAGAAGTTGAAAAGACATGCTAATTAAAAACACCCAGAGTAATCCGGCAGTAACTGTAAGATAAAAGTTATCCATAAGTTAC